ATGGCATATTTCAAAATTTGCGTACGAGCTAAGAGAAAAGACAATACGTATCCTGTTTATATTCGTGTAACCCATCACGGACAGGTAGGATATATAAAAACAGATAAAGTCTGCAAGGCTAAGTCTGTTCGGAAGGGTGAGGTAATAGATAATTACATCATCAAGGATGTTTCTATTCTTATTGACGGGTATATGTCCCGGCTTAATCGTGAAGATATACAATGTTGGGATATCAGAAAGATACTGGACTTCTTGAGGAGGGATTCTAGTGCACCTTCTTTTTCTGAATTTTGTGAGGAGTTTACCTCTAAGATGGATAACGAGGGAAGAGAGTCCACGTCGATAAATTATAAGCTTGCGTTAAGGCGCTTGGAGGAATATATGGGGAAAGACGACATTCTCTTCTCTGATCTTACATCGTCTATATTCAAGGAGTGGATAGATTCGATGAAAGATAGCTTGTACAAGAAACACGGCTATCCGAAGCGGATCAAGACAATGTTTATGGCTGGATGCGAGCGGTATAATAATTATGATACCGGCGAGATGCTTATACGGAATAACCCGTTTAGGGGAGTGAGGGTGCCTAGACCTACAGTCCCAGAGAAAAGGGCATTGGACATTAGAACCGTTCGAGATTTTTTTGCGGTATCCGCGGAGTATGGATCAAGAGCTGATCGTGCTAGGGATGTGTGCGAGATCGTTTTTTGTCTTGCCGGAATTAACACCGCTGACCTGTATTATATGGAAAAAGAGAACCTTAGAGACGGAAAGATGTGTTACTGCAGACGTAAGACTACTAATAGGAGGGATGACAAGGCGTATATAGAGATAGCCGTACCAGATAGGCTATCTCATTTGCTTGAGAAATATGCTGGAGAAAAAAGGCTGTTTAACTTCTGTGAGACTTATGGATCAAGTAAGAATTTCAATAAATGTATAAACGAGGGAATAAGTGATATAACAAGAAAAAACGACCTTCCTCATATTTCTGTCTATTCGTTTCGGCATAGTTGGGCTACATTCGCTCAAAACGATTTCGATGCAAGTTTGGATTTAGTAGGCTTTTGCCTTAACCATGCTTCTTCCCATAGGGTGACATCTGGGTATGTTAAGACCGATTTTAGCGTTATCGACCGCTTGAATGCCAAGATTCTTGATTATGTATTTGAAGAAAAAACGAAAAAAAGATAGAAATAATTTGCAGATTAAAAAAATGATTCTATCTTTGCCGTTGAAATAGCGAGTTGGATTTTAGACGAAAGTTTGAGATCCAACTTTTTGTGTTTATATGTGTTTGGTCTCTTCTTTCTGTAAACTTCCATAAAACAAAGACTTACCGGGTGCCTTCAAAAAAACAGGCACTATGACGATTTCTATTTCTAAAACAGCGCTGCTATCAAGATTGCAGCTTTTGGCGAAGATCATACCCGCCAAATCATCCACGCCGATCCTTTGTCATTTCTTGTTTGAGACGAGAGAAGGCCGGTTATTCATCACCGGATCGAATAGCGAGGGCCGGATAACCACCAGCCTTGAGTGCATCTTCGACGAGGAGATATCTATTTGTGTCCCGACTTCCTTATTAGAAGGACTGAGGAACCTACCCGAGCAACCAATTGATATAATCATCAACAAGGATACCCGTGAGATAAGGATCAAGTACCATGGTGGAAAGTTTGAGGTGGTGGGTTATGACCCATCTACCTATCCGGGAAAAAGATCGATTGAGGTCTTGGACTCTGTGTCATTGAGCGCGGAGGATTTATTCAATGGGATATCCAAGGTCATAAATTTGGCCGGGAATGATGATATCCGTCCGGTCCTAAGCTCTGTCTTTATTGAGACGGAACCGGAGACCGTATGCTTTGTCGGTGCGGATGGGCATGGCATGGGATTCTTGAGAAAGGGCAATGATAGACAGGTTGGCAAGATCTCAGTTATAATCAGCCGTCCTATAGCCTCGGTATTGAAGGCGATACTTCCGGCTTCCTCCGATAACATGGAAATGAGGGTCGGTGCGGATTGGTCCGATGTCATACTCAATGACTATGAGATATCGTTCCGGAATGTGGAGGGGAGATATCCTAATTGGAAAGCTGTGGTACCCAAGGCGAATAAGCTGGAACTGCTTGTTGACACCGGACAACTGATCGGGGCTATTAAAAGGACATCGGTGTTCTCCAATAAGGCCTCATGCCTTATCGTCTTGAGGATCATTCGTGATAAGTTGACCGTATTCGCCCAAGACATAGATTTCTCGACTTCCGCGGAGGAAACGTTGGAGGTCGATTTTAACGGGAATGAGTTCTCGATCGGGATTAATGGATCGTTGCTTCTTGAGATACTCTCATGTATCGATGACGGGCGTACGAGGCTTTCCTTTAGCGAGCCTAGCCGCGCTATCTTGATAACTCCGGAGAACCAATCCGGGAACGAGGAACTTACCTATTTATTAATGCCCATGACAATCCCGTAAGTTATGAAAGAGTTCAAAGATACAATCCAGAAATATTTACAGGAGAGGGCGGCGGAAGATCTTCTGTTTGCCCCGAGACTTGCCAATCCTAAAAAGAGTATAGACGAGTGTTGTCGTTATATCTTGGGAGAGGCCCGTAAGCGTGGAACCTCTGTCGTGATGAGTGATACGGAGGTTTTTGGCATGGCCGTACATTATTATGATGAAGAGAATATCGAGGTCGGAAAAGTTCCTGTCGGTAGCTCCGTTTCTTCTTCCCATAAAGTAGAACTTACGGAGGAAGAAAAGAACGCTGCCCGTCAGGCGGCCATCAAAAGGTTGACCGAAGAGCAATACCGATCGCTTAAAAAGAGGCCGGCCAAGAAGAAGGTTGATGAGAGTGTCCAACAAATGAGCCTGTTTTGATATGAAGCCGAGAACGAGATTGGAAAAGTTGGTGGCGGGATTGAGCGAAAAGCTTCCCGCCATCACAAAGGCGCAGGATGAATGGGCCAAGGAACACGTGTTTGACCATATAGCTTACAAATGTAAGAATGAGTTGTGGTGCTCTGAATGTGGCGAGATTTGGGTTAATACGGGTAATAGTAAATTGGGTGACAATATCGAATGCCCTTATTGCCACTATCAATTAGATGTAAAGGTCAGCAGAAAGCAGAAGAACCATGAGGAGGCGTATATGTCCATCCTGCAAGTGAGAGGCGGGTTTCAGGTAATCCGGCATATACTATGTTGGAAAAACGCCCGTAAGGGAACTTCCCCGGTGTATTATGATTTTACTGAAGTTGTTCAAGAATGGATTCGTGAAGACGGAAAGCGTACGATCATAGCCCGTCCAATAAATATGGGACGTAACGGATTCGTGTATAGTTCCCCTCTTAGTCTCAAGGGTGAATATGGAAGTAACCCATATAATTATTACGGTGATTTATATGCGATATTTGGAGAGCTTTATCCAAGGAAAGAATTACTTCCGGAATTGAAAAAACGGGGACTGAATCGACTGTTCCCGGATGTAACCCCGTCTAAGTTGATACGTGACCTTTTGAAAGGAGGTAATGATGCGGAACTATGCCTCAAGACCGGGCAAATATCTATGCTGAAGCACATGTATAGAAACGGCTTTTCCCAGCTTCGTTATAAGCCATCATTCAATATCTGCAACCGTAACCATTATATTATCAAGGATGCGTCCCTTTGGGAAGACTATATGTCTTTATTGGCTTATTTCGGTAAAGACTTGCGTAATGCCCATTATGTATGTCCTAAGAACTTGAAGGTCGCGCACGATAGGCTCTTGGCAAAGAAAGATGCCCGTGAAGCTAAGTTGAGACAGGATAGGGATCGTATGGAAGCTATCCGTAGGCGTGAAAAGCTCATGAAGGATATAGCCGGCTTCTACGAGCGGATGGAAAAGTTTTTCGGGATGAAAATCACGGATGGCAACATAGTCATTTGCCCGTTGGAGAGTATTACCCAGTTTTATCAAGAAGGAAAGGCTATGCATCACTGCGTATATAAACTCGGATATTACAATCGGCCGGATCGCTTGATACTGTCAGCAAAGGACACCGGTGGCAAACGTATCGAGACGATAGAGGTGAATTTGAAGACGCTGAATATCGTCCAGTCTCGGGCCGTTTGCAATGGCGTAAGTGAGTTTCACGACCAGATAGTAAAACTGGTGAAGAAGAATATGAACCTGATTCGTCAGAAAATGATAGCGTAAAAATGCCAAGAATTAGAACTATAGTACCGGAATTTTGGGAAGATGAAAGGTTTTCGAACGTATCTCTTCCGGCTTGTCTGCTTTATATAGGCATGAAAAACTTTGCTGATGATAGCGGTGTCATTTTAGCTAATGAGACTATCATTAAGTCGAAAGTCTTTCCTGCCCGCGAAGATATTCGTAAGCAGCAGGTTTCTGGATGGCTGCAAGAGCTGATTGAAAACTCTATCCTTGTACCTTTTACATTCGAGAACAAAAGCTACTACGTGATGGACTTTTCCAGTGAGCGCATCGACAAACCGCAAAAGTCGAAAATTCCGGCAGAAGTGATAGAAAACGTTCTTTCGGGCAAAAATAGAAGCAATCCGGGAACATTCGAGAATATTCCCGAACAATCGGGAACAATCGAGAATCCTCCTGCTGGAAAGGAGAGTAAAGGAGAGGATTGGAAAGGAGAGGAGGGTTATACGCGCGTAGGCACGCGCAACCCTGACCCCGAACCGGAGAAACCCAAGAATGAGAATTTTGAAAAGTTCAAGCAATGGATTGCTGCGAATGCTCCTAGTGTGGCTAAACTGAAAGAGCCGTTTACGGAAGAACAATTCGAACGGATAAAGCGAGATTTCCCGCTTCAGTTAATCCAGGACACTCTTGTCTCGATGCACAATTATCGAGAGCTGCTCAAAAAATACGTTAGTGCGAACCTCACGTTCCGCAAGTGGGCGAAGCGTGATTTAGAAAAAATGCAGTATGAATCAGGAACAAGCAATACAACTCATATCGGAAATAGATCAAACAACCGGCGTACTTCCTCCGGAACTGATGCCGAAAACAAGAGAATCGAGCGTGAGCGTTTGGGGCGTCTTGCCGATGCCATATTACAACAGTCTGCGGCCCAAAACAGTAAATGACGTGTTTGATAGCCCAAGCTGCTCTATAGCGGTTATGAACAAAGAATTTGGAGAGACGCATCTTCGTGGATTTATGGTAAAAGTCTTGAATGATTTGGTAGATTTTTTCAATGTAGGGAAATCGATCGGAGCAGTACAAGTCGCACAAACAGTTGATCTGATTATTGATGAATACTATTTCTTTAAGCCTGATGATTTCAAGCTATGTTTTAATCGGGCGAAAAAGGGATTGTATGGGAAGGTTTATGATCGGATAGACGGGGCTGTTATTTTAGAATGGCTTGGCCGGTATGAGAAAGAAAGGGGTTCCATAGCCATGGATGATAGTATCAATAATTCCAAAAGCTGGGATATACCGGAAAGTGATAGGACTTCTAAAACATTGGAACAAGCGTACCATGAGTTTAGGAAGTATGATTTTGAACGAAAATATAAGGTGTGAATATTTAAAAACAAGGAACTATAATGCAAGAAAATAAAATACAGGTCGGTAAAACTGAACAGGTTTTACTATCAAAAAAGAACTGTCACCGTGCATTAAAAGTGGTGAATATAGCGAACCCAGAACAGGGTGAATGGCTTTTTAACTGGAGAGGTAAAAAGTTGAGTGATAATTTAATGCGTTGCGACTATGCGCATACTGCAGTCCGTATTTCCGATAATGAGGCGGTTGTTATTAATGACAAAGACTTAGGTCTTTGGTCGGTTGTAGAGTGGAAATATGAGGTAAACCTTGAGGAGTTTTGGAAATGCGCTTGCGATGCTTTTTATGCTACAAGTTTCAGTCCGGAGGAACGTGGATCGTATCACATACGCATGTACGAAGAAGAGCTCAATGATGATATAAAAACAATGCCGGAAGAAGAAAGAGAGCGATATATTGCTAAGTACAAAGAATGGGTTCAAATATTGTTCAATAAGCATTCTCGTATAATGAGCGCCATGATAACAGGGCCAGCCCGTTTTCCGTCAAGACGAAATGAGAAGATGAATAATTACTATGACAATGCTGTCAATGAATTTAGAGCGTGGAGAGAAAAAGTGCTCAAGTCGATAGCTCGAAGGGTAGAGGAGACAAAACCGGAAGATCAGAAAGCGGAGGAAGAGTGGATGCGTGTAAAGAGGATGATCGATGAGCATTTTTTGCCAACCAATTTGTATAATAAGCTGGAAACGATTGCGAGAAACGGAAAGGTCGATTTGATAAACAAAGCGATTGAATATGTCAGATCCTTAAACGAAAGTCGGGTAAAACCAATCTTTACCAATCGTCACAAATTTTGGAAACTCGCTGAACTTGCAAATCAATCTATCTCAAAACAGGCAGAAAAAGAGAACCAAAAAGATGTGGAAATACTTTTTGATGGTGGCCGGGTAATTAAGAATTACTCCGAAGATAGAGTTCAGATAGTTTTTGATACAAAACCACGGCCTGATGTTATTTCAAATCTCAAACATAACGGTTTTCGTTGGTCACCCCGTTTTTCGGCATGGCAACACCAATTGACGAATAATGCTTATTATGCTGTTTCTCGTGTAATTCCTATTACTATTGAACAATTGATGAAAGAAGAAAACAAATGAACATTGGTTTATTGGCAGTTGACAGAGAGAAAGCCAAACGAGAGGCATATAAGAAGCTATGTTATAACTTCGAGTATAAGTTTGGCTCCAATATTCCCCATTGTGTGTTAAGGTCTGGGGTATGTGATGAGGATTGCGAATACATGAAAGTTTTTACTATAAAAGGTATGAATATAGATACTGAATTTAACGTAGGAGATAGTGTATGTTATCTGAGCGGGGATAATATTATCCATACAACTATAAGCAAAATAATCATCGAAATATCCTATGCTGATGATATTTTCCTTATGGTTTATAAGCTGTCAGATGGACTTAGTGTACCCAGAAACAATTATCCTAAATGGGATAAAAGACTTTTTAAAGACAAAGAGAGTTTGATAAAATATTTATCTGAATCATAACTAAGAAGGACTGAGCATAATGGATGTAAATGTAATATATAACTCGGAATGTCGATTAGGACTAAAATGTCTACCGGAAAATAGCGTAAACTGTTGTATTACATCACCTCCATATTACGGTTTGCGTGATTATGGAAATGATGAACAGATAGGGCTTGAAGCTACACCGGAAGAATATATTGGGAAGTTGGTTGAAGTGTTCCGGGAAGTTCGGCGGGTGTTAACGAATGATGGTACTCTGTGGGTGAATATTGGTGATAGCTATGCCGGTTCCATGAAAGGTGCTGCACAGTTTCCGGACAATGCAATGAATTATAAGCAAGGTACGAACCGGGGGACACTTGGTAAGGCAACGTTGGTAAAACAATGCACAAACTGCAAACCTAAAGATTTGATAGGTATTCCTTGGATGCTGGCCTTTGCTCTTAGGGCTGATGGTTGGTATTTGCGTCAAGATATTATTTGGAGCAAACCTAATCCGATGCCGGAGAGTGTTAGGGACCGTTGTACTAAATCTCACGAATATATCTTCCTATTGAGTAAATCCCACAAAGACTATGTGCGGTTGGCTGAAAATAGAATGAAAAAAGAGTTAGGAATATTTCAATAATAAAAATAGCTGAGATATGGAAATGCGTAAAGTTGTGTTGGTGTCATGATGAAAATACGGTATCACAGGAGATATACATCTCGTATAGAGAGATTTTGATAATTGATTAAAAATTAAAAAGAAATGAATATACTTGATTTACCATTAAAGGCTATATGGTATGATATGATAGAATCCGGTGAGAAAAAAGAGGAGTATCGAGAACATAATAGCTATTGGGCTAAAAGATTTTATGTTTGCTATGATAAAAACACGGATTGCAGAATCTATATTCCCGAAAAGTGTAAATATTGTTGTAAGCCTTCCTTTAAGCTTTATGATGCTGTTCGTTTTCGTTACGGATATACAAAACGAACTATGTTATTCAAATTGAATAGCATTTCTATTGGCAAAGGTCGTTCGGAATGGGGTGCGCCAGATTATAAAGTTTTTCCTTAG